GGAGGTGTTCTCCGTGGCCGTGGTGTACGAGACGCGGGAGGGTCAGTTCAGCGCGTTGCTGAACATCCCGAGCGGCCTACGGGCCTTCGCGCAGTGCATGGCGGAGATTGCGCTGGGGATGGCGCATGACCCGGCTAGTGGGACGCACTAACAAGTTTTGCTTGCGGTGGCGAAAGCCTAATGCTCTAGCGGCGACGGCGGGGTTGATCGACCGCCCGCGCCTTGGTTAGCCGGGGATACCCGGTCAGAAGTAGCTAGGCCGCAAGCGATTTATCCAAGGGGGTCACATGGACTGGCTACAGCTCGCCCTGCCGCTAGTGCGGAAGTGGGAGGGCTGCAAGCTGTCCGCGTACCTGTGCCCGGCTAACGTCTGGACGTGCGGCTACGGCTCCACAGGCCCCGATGTAACGCAGGGCGTGAAGTGGACGCAGGCACAGGCAGAGGCGCGGCTAGAACGCGATCTGCGGGGCTTCGGCTCGCGTGTGGATGCGCTGGTGCTGGTTGACCTGAGCGCGCCACAGATGGCCGCCCTGGCATCGCTGGCCTACAACATCGGTATCAACGCATTCCGGGCTTCCACGCTGCTGCGGAAGCTAAACGCTGGCGACACTTCTGGCGCCGCGCGAGAGTTCGACAAATGGACAAGGGGCGGTGGCCGCGTGCTGCCGGGATTGGTTAAGCGACGGGCCGATGAGCGCGCCCTATTTGAAGGGCATGGCTAATGGCAATGGACTGGTCAGTTATCGGCTTGGGGTTGGCGGGCATCGTTCAAGGTGTCGGCGGCTACTTCATCGGTAGGGGCAAGCGGGACGCTGGCGACGCTATGTCGGGCGCCGAGACTGAGCTTTACAAGACGCTGCGCGTCGAGATTTCCGCGCTGCATACCGAGATTGTCCGCCTGCGTAGCTACGTGAGCAGGCTAGAGCGTGCATTGCGCGAGGCGGGGCATGAGTTGCCTCCGCTGGAAGATATCAAGGTTGGCGGGTCGAGTAGCGACTAATGGGCGGCCTCCTGTTCCTGCTGGTGGTTATCTACCTCTTGGCTGACGACGAGTAAGCACATGCGCGCCTTCGCAATCCTTCTTGCCTTGCTGGCTGGGGGTTGCGTAGAGGCGCACCCGGCAGTGGACCCTCGCGCCTTCGCGTTGCGGCTGGAGACTGACCGGACGGTGTGTAGTGCCACAGCAGTAGGCCCGGACACCATCGAGACGGCGGCCCACTGCATGGCCTTCCCGCTGGCAACGATCAACGGCACGCCTGCCAAGGTGGTGCGTAGCTGGGCAACCGGCGTGGATCGGCTGCGGGTGGTGGTGTCGGGCATTCGGTTCGATACGTGGGCCACGCTGGGTACGCCGCAGCAGGGCGACCACGTGCGGTGGTGGGGTCAGCCGCAGGGCGCTCCCTTCATTTATCGCGAGGGCGTGGTTGCTGCGATCTTCCCCGATGGCTTCCTACTGGACGCCACGATTTGCCACGGAGATTCGGGCTCCGGCCTGTTCAACGCGGCCGGTGAGTTGGTGGGCGTTATCAGCTTCATGACCGATGACAAGGGCTGTACGTTTGTTGGTGCGCGCTAAGGAGATTCGCTGAATGTTTGGTTCACTTTTAAAGGCCGCTGCTGCGGTTATCACGGTTCCGGTGTCGCTCGCTGCTGATGTTGTAACGATGGGCGGCGCAATGACCGATCAGGACCGACCCTATACGGCCGAAGCCCTGAGTGACCTGATCCAGAACCTCAAGGACGCCACGAGTCCGGAATGACCATCCTCCTGGCCCTACTGCGCCGCTACTGGCTGCACATGGCCGTGGTGGCAATTGTGGCCCTGCTGGTGTGGCGTCACGATGCGGCCGTCTACGAACGGGGCGCCCGCGACGAGCGCGCCAAGTGGCTGACCAAAGAGAACGCCGCGCTAACGCAGGCCATCGCGGACAACGCCAAGGCGAACGACGAGCGCCGGGCGGCACAGAAGGAAGTGGACCGGCTGGCAACCCTGCCGGAGCAGGTTCGTGAAACCAATTCCGCCATCAAGGCCGCCGTGCGCTGAACTACCCGCCCCGCCAGAGGACGATTCGGCTGATAGCTGGATCATCTGGCAGAGCGAGGTTGTGCGGCTGTATGGGGAATGTGCGCTGAGGAAGTGAGATGAGTTCAGAGCTGATTGACGACTTGTATTCCCGCGCATGGCCGGGAGCAATGCGTGGACAGGCACAGAAGCTGGCGGCTGATCCGCTTCTTAAGTGGCACGCCGAGCGAGGCAAGGAAGCCCTGAGAAACATGGAGCGCCTCATCGCCGACGACCACTTCCCCATTGGTTGGGACGAGCGGGACGCGGTGGTCTGATGGCAGCAGGCGGAAAGGGGCACGCAAGGCGGCGCGAGAACGCTGCGTTAGTCGAGAGCAATTGGGACGCGATCTTCAGGCAGGGAAGCAAATCGGCCACGGAAGGCCAACCTTTAGGGGCTGACGATGCAGGGCAAGACGATCTACGCGGACAGGGACGAGACCCGCAAGGTAACGAATGAGTGGGCGGGGCTGGCTGAGGAGCGCGGCTCTAGCGTCAGCAGCAGCACATGGGAAGCCACGGGCAGCCTGACGTTGGGCGCATCGAGCCTGAGCGGCACGACTGCCACGGTGCTGGTCACGGTGGATGGCTGCGGCACGGTCAGCAACACGGTAACGCTCGCCAATAGCGAAGTCCTAGTTGTGCGTCGGGACATCAAGGCTTGACCTGTCACGACTGCGCCAAGCCTGCCGCGCCTAACCGGCTGGTGGCAGTGGTGGGTAACGAGCGCCGCGCCTACTGCGAAGCCCACGGCGCCCTGCGCTGGGCGATGGGAACTGACAAATCATCGGGCTGGCTGCGTGAGCAGTCGGGGCCTGCGTATTACACCGGGCCATTACCGCCCGCTGAATAAGAATCAAAGGAATCAATATGGCACGCGGAGGCAAGCGTGAGGGCGCTGGCCGTCCGGAGGGCGCGCTAGACAAGAACAACAAGGAGCTGCGGGCCATGATCCTGCAAGCTCTGGAGAACAAGGGCGGCGTTGCTTATCTGGTGGATAAGGCCGATAGCCACCCGCAGGCGTTTATGTCCTTGCTGGCTAAGGTTCTGCCCATGCAGGTACAGGGCGACGCTGATAACCCGGTTGTCGTGGTTCAGTGGCAAAAGTAATCACGATTGACTACCGGCCACGGCCGCAGTCGATTGAGTACCACAACCGAACGCAACGCTGGTCTTGCACGGTCGCGCATCGCCGCTTCGGCAAGACGGTCCGCGAGATTAACGAGCTGGTTAAGCGGGCCATTACCTGCGACAAGCCCAACGCCCGGTTTGCCTATATCGCGCCGTACTACGCGCAGGCCAAGGCCATTGCCTGGGACTACCTGAAGCAGTACAGCCGACCCTTGCTGGCTGGCAAGCCGATGGAGTCGGAGCTATCGGTTGAACTGTTGAATGGGTCGCGTATCCGCCTGTTCGGCGCTGACAACCCGGACGCGCTTCGTGGCCTGTACCTCGATGGCGTGGTGCTGGACGAATACGGCGATATGCGGCCGAGCGTGTGGGGCGAAATCATCCGCCCGCTGCTGGCAGACCGCCAAGGCTGGGCCAGCTTCATCGGCACGCCAAAGGGGAAGAACCACTTTCACGCGATGGCCGAGATGGCTAAGTCGTCGGACGATTGGTTCTATCAGCAGTTGCGGGCCAGCGAGACAGGGATTGTCCTGGCGTCTGAGCTGGAGGACGCCCGTAAGCAGATGACCCCGGAGCAGTACGCGCAGGAGTTTGAGTGCGCGTTTGACGTGCCTGCGCTGGGTGCGATTTACGCCAAGGAGTTTGGCGAGGCGGCCACGGAAGGCCGGGTGTGTTCTGTTCCGTATGACAAGGCTGCGCTGGTGCATACCGCGTGGGACTTGGGCGTTGGCGACGATACGTGCATCTGGTTCTGGCAGTCGGTCGGCAAGGAAATCCGCCTGATTGACTACTACGCGAACCGGGGCCAGCCAATCACGCATTACCTAGCCGTGCTGGGGCAGAAGGGCTACGCCTACGGGCAGCACTACGTCCCGCACGACGCCGAGGCCCGCGAGCGTTGGACCGCCAACACCATGACGCAGGTAGCCGAGGAACAGGGCTTCCGCATGGAAGTGCTGCCCCGCGAGGACGTGGAGCAGGGCATCAACGCGGCGCGGATGCTGTTTAGCCGGTGCTGGTTCGATGAGAAGAAGTGCCGCGAGGGCTTGGATGCCCTGATGAATTACCGCCGTGAGTACGCGGAGAAGTTGGGACAGTTCAAGCCGACACCGCTGCACGATTGGGCCAGCCATGGCGCTGACGCTTTCCGCTATCTGGCGATGAGCGTCGAGAAGGCCACCCATCGCAACACCGTCAAGTTCGACACCTCCTCTTTCGTTTCGGAGTTCGCGTGAAGGAACAACGCAAAAAGGCCAAGGACGGCCTGGACGCCGATGCCATGAAGGAGATGCGCGAGCGGTACGAGCGCGCAGTCGAGGCGGATCGGGACAACCGTAAGCTGGCGATTGACGACGTTAAGTTCGTCACCATCCCCGGCCACCAGTGGGACGACACGCAGAAGAAGGCCCGCAAGGGTCGCGCCTGCTATGAGTTCCCGATCCTGCGCAGCCATTGGCGGCAGGTAGTCAACGACCAGAAGAAGTCGCGCCCGCAGATCAAGGTTCGCGCGACCAAGAACGCCACGACCAAGGACGCCGAACTACGGCAGGGCTTGGTCCGCAATATCGAGTCGCAGAGCAACGCAGATTGGGCGTATGACGCCGCGTTTGAGCTGATGACCGCTGGCGGCATGGGTGCATGGCGCGTCACCACGAAGTACAGCGAGGACGACGCCTGGGAGCAAGACCTGGCCGTCGAGGCGATTCCTGACCCGCTGGGCAGCGTGTGGATGGACCCGGACTGCAAGAAGCCCGATAGCTCCGATGCCAAGTGGGGCTTTGTCGAGGAGACGCTAAGCCGTGAGGTGTTCAAGGCGCGCTATCCCGACGCCGAGGCCGTGGACTTCAAGAGCGACACGGCCAAGCAGTACGGCGACTGGTTCGGCGAGGACAGCGTGCGCATCGCCGAATACTGGCGCTTGGAGCCGGTGACGAAGGTCAAGCTGCTGCTGTCCGATGGCCGCAGCGTGGACGAGGACGAGGTTGCCGAGGGCCTGGACGAGCTGGCCGCACAGGGCATTACTGTCGTCCGTTCGCGCACCTGTCGCTCGCACAAGGTGGTGATGGAGATTGTGTCGGGCGCCGAAGTGCTGGAAGGCCCGCATGAGACGGTGTTTCACCGCATCCCCATCGTCACCGTGTACGCGAACCGTCACTTCATCGACGGCAAATGGACGTGGTGCGGCATGGTCCGCTTCAGCCGCGACCCGCAGAAGCTTCTTAACTACAACCTGACGACCGCGCAGGAAGTGGTCAGCAAACAGCCTAAGTCCCCGTATCTGGTCACGCCCAAGATGCTGGAGGGTGAGGGCGTCAAGAAGATGTGGGACAGCGCCAACGCGATTGATGCGCCGTACCTGCCTTACACGCCTGACCCGACCGCTCCTGGCAATCGCCCGGTACGCGAAGCCCCGCCCGATATGCCAGCGGCCTTCACGGCCCTGACGCAGATGAGCGTGGACATGCTCAAGGCGTCGGACGGCATCTTTGACGAGTCACAGGGTAAGGCGTCCAACGCGACCAGCGGCCGGGCCATCATCGCCCGCCAGCGTGAAGGCGACACGGCGACGTTCGACTATCAAGACGCGCTGGTGATGGGCAAGCAGTCCACGGGCGAAATCATCAATTACGCCCTGCCTGCGATCTACGACACGCCGCGACAGGTTCGCGTGATCGGCAAGGACGGCGCCGAGGACTTCGTGCAGTTGTACGAGGAAGTGCGGGACCAGCAGACCGGGCAGCCCGTCAAGGTCAACGATCTGTCGAAAGGCAAGTACGACATTACGGTCAGCGTTGGCGCGTCCTACGACACGCAGCGCATGGAGTTCGTGGATGCATTGACGCAGTTGGGGCAGGGCAATCCGGCCATTGCTGCGGGCGTGCCTGACCTGATCGTCGGTTCTATGGACTTCCCGAAGGCGGACGAAGCCGCCGAGCGTCTGAAGCTGTTGCTGCCGCCCCCGATTCAGCAGGCGATGGCACAGAAGGATCAGTCCCCGGCCGTGATGCAGTTGCAGGGCCAGATGCAGCAGATGCAGCAGGTGGCGGAACAGCACATCGGCGAGTTGCAGCAGCAGTTGCAGCAGGCGCAGCAGAAGGCCGCAAGCCGTGTGGATGCCGAACAGAAGGCCGCCAACGACCACGAAAAGCTGCGTATCGACTGGTTCAACGCCGAGACCGAACGCCTGAAGCTGTACCAGTCGGGCGCTCAGCATCAGGCCGAGATGCAAGCGCAGCACGCGCAGGAAGCCACCCAGCAATTCAATCACGAGCGCCAATTCAGCGCCGATCAGTTCAACGGCACGGAGGCCGAGTAACTAATGGGAACACAGAGCACCATTCTTGCGTCGGGCACGACCCGCGCCACCTCCTCGGACGTATCGCTTGCGCAGGGGGCATCTGCCACCGTGGGCATTTTCGTGGCGTCCGGTTCAGTGGTCCCCGGCATGAAGGCGATTGTCTGGATCGACACGCCCGGCGCCGACAACAAAGAAGTCGAGTTGGACCACACCAAGAAGCAGACCGTCGTCAACGGTCCCTGCACCGCTCGCGTGGAGCGCGTGAACCCTGAAGCCGGATTCGGTGTGTACCAAGAAATCTAACGCCTACGGGCGCGCAGTACCCGCACCGGCCGGTAGCCGGGCTATCTACGTCAAGGAATGACGCGCAATGAGTGAAGTAGAGACCGCCCAGACGGGCGCTATTGCCGACCCTGCTGCAAACACTGCCCCCGCGCAGGAACAGTCGCAGGAAGCCCCGCAGACCACGGCAAATGCGGAAACCGATGAGCAGAGGGAAGAGCAGGCCCGCGATGAAAAGGGCCGATTCATCCAGAAGCGCATCAATGAGTTGACCCGCCAGCGTTACGAAGCGCAGCGGGAACGCGATACCGAACGCCAACGTACACAGCAGTTGGAAGCGGAACTCTCGCGCTACCGCAACCCCGAGCCAGACCCGGACACCGACCCCCGCGCCTATGTGGCCCACCTCGCACGCGAGGAAGCCCGCAGGATCGTGGACAGTGAACGGAACAACTGGCAGCAGCAGCAGGAACAGCAGCGGTTCCAGTCCATCGCAGCAGAGCATGGAACCCGCGAGGAAGCATACGCAAAGGCGAATCCTGGCTATTACGAGGCCGCCGAGTCCTTCGTTTCAGTTGTGGGTGCTAACCCGCAGTTGGCCGAAGTTCTCATGACCTCGGAGCATGGCCCGGCCGTCGTGGATTACCTCGGCCAGCACTTGGACGAAGCCGCACGGATCGCCCAGCTCCCGCTTCATCTTGCCGCCGCTCAAGTCGCACGCATCGAAGCTCGCGTCTCGGCTCCGAAACCCAAACCCGTCACCAAAGCGCCCGACCCAGCCCCAAAGGTTGGCGGTGCATCTGCGGCCCCGCGTGGGCTGGCGGATGACATTCCAATCGGCGAGTGGATGGCAAGGCGTCAGGCAAAGCTCTAACTCAAATCATAAGGCCATGGAGGCCGCGCAAAAATGTCCAATACCCTGCTTACCGATACCGCAATTACCCGCGAGGCGCTCCGCGTCCTGCACCAGAAGCTTAACTTCGTTGGCAACATCACCCGCGACTACGACGACTCGTATGCACAGAAGGGCGCCAAGATCGGCTCCGACCTGCGCGTGCGCCTGCCTAACCAGTACGTCGTCCGTTCGGGCGCCACCCTGGCCGCGCAGGATACCGTCGAGCAGTCCACCACGCTGACCGTCTCCACGCAGAAGGGTGTTGACCTTAACTTCACCTCGGCCGACCTCACCCTGTCGCTGGATGATTTCAGCCAGCGCATCATCGATCCGGCGATGGCCGTCCTGGCTGCCAGCGTCGAGTCTGACGCCCTGTCGATGTACAAGGACGTGTATCAGTCCGTGTGGAACGGCGGCGCCGCTGCTACCTACAACAAGGCGCTGGATACCCGCATCAAGCTGCAAAACGCGCTGGCTCCGGTCAATGACCGCACCATGCTGCTCGACCCGTCCGCGATGGCCGATATCATCAAGGACACCAAGACGCTGTTCCAAGACGATAAGCAGCTTGCCAAGCAGTACCGCGAAGGCATGGTTGGTCGCGTTGCTGGTGCCGATTGGGGTGAGAACACCCTGCTGCCGTCGCATACCCGTGGCGCTGGCGACACCGCCTATGTGGTCAATACCTCGACCGGCATCACCTCGGGCTCGGCCACCATCGCCGTCACGGCGGGCACCGGTACGCTGGTCAAGGGTGACGTGATCACCATTGCTGGCGTGTTTGAAGCTCACCCGGAGTCGAAGGCCAGCACCGGCCGTTTGCAGCAGTTCGTCATCACGACCGACTACGCGGGCGGCGCGGGCAACATCGCCGTTTCGCCGACCCCGTTCAGCCTCAACTCGGGCGCCAACGCGGGCCGTCAGAACGTGGTGATCGTGGGCGCTGGCGCGTCCAAGGCTGTGGTGATCTTCGGCACCGCCTCGACCGCTGTCCAGACCGGCCTGCACTTCCAGAAGGGCGCGTTCGCCTTCGCTACGGCCGATCTCCAGATGCCGAGCGGCGTTGACTTTGCCGCGCGTGAAGTGTTCGACGGCATCTCCATGCGAATCGTTCGCGCATACGACATCAACAATGACGCATTCCCGTGCCGTCTCGATGTGCTGTATGGCTTCAAGACCATTCGCCCGCAGCTCGCTTGCCGCTTCCATAACAACTAAGCAACACCTTTGGGGGCTGGCTTCGGCTGGCCCCCTTTCTATTTCTGAGGATCACGGATGATCGCCAGCGACATTATCCGGCGGGCGCTTCGCCTTGCCAGCGCCATTGATGCGGACGAGGCGGTTGATGCTGCCTCTGCGCAAGACGCGCTGGACACGCTGAACGCCCTCCTGGCTGAGTGGCGCGGTAGCGGCATCCTTGTCCCCGATTACGACGTGGCGAGCGTGGACACGACGCTCACGCTGGCTCTGGCCGACCGCGAGGCGGTGGCCTACCAACTCGCCCTGCGGATCGTGCCTGAGTTCGGCAAGACCATCTCGCAGGAGTTCGCCAAGGCAATGGACGAGTCCTTCAGCCGCCTGCGCCTGCGTTACTTCCAGCCCGGCAAGGTGTGCTTCGGCGAGCTTCCTACTAGCTCTGCTTACACGTTCAACATCGCGACGGGCGAATAATGGCCCGCAAAGTCCCCTTTAACATCGTTGGCGGCGCCTACGCTGACGATGCCTTGCCGTGGTCGGCGCAAGATTGCGTCAACTACATCCCGGTATTCGCCGAGAAGGACGGCACGCGCTCGCCCAAGATGCTGCGCGAGCTTCCTGGCTGCGTGACGTTCTCCGCAGATATGGCGGCGGCCCCGGTGCGCGGTCTGCACGACTGCGAGGGGGCATTGTTCGCGGTGGTTGGCACGACGCTGTACCGCGTGGACACGGACGGCGACGCAACCGCGCTGGGCACCATTCCCGGCACCGAGCGCGTCACGATGGCGCACAACCAGATCACGGCTGGCAACCAGATTGCCATTGGCAACGGCCAGTCCGGCTACGTGTGGGACACCACCACCAGCACGCTGGTTCAGATCACAGACGATGGCTTCCCTGGCTTCCGGTCGGTGGACTTCATTGACCAGTACATCATCGGCGTGGAGCCGTTCGGCCGCTACTGGTTCCACTCGGACCTGAGCGACGCGACCAGCTACAACACGATTGACCGGAACGTCGCCGAAAAACTCCCCGACAACATCCAGCAAGTCATCGCCTCGGGTGGCGACGTGTTCGTGCTGGGCGACCGCTCGGCGCAGTTCTTCGCCAACACGGGCGCGGCAACGGGCACCTGGGCCAACCGTCCCGGCACGGAGATGGACGTGGGCGCGGCCTCGCCGTGGACCGCGTGCAGGCTGGATAACTCGGTCTTTTGGCTGGGCAACGACGGCACGGTCTACAAGCTGGAGGGCTACCAGCCCCGACGCATCTCCACGCACGCGCTGGAGCAGGCATTCAGTCGCGCGGATACGTCCAAAGCCTATGCGTTCACCTTTGAGGATCGCGGGCACAAGGTCTATTACC